AACAATTAACTTGTCTAGAGGAAGTGGTTGAGGGAACTGTGCATAGTTTTGGTATGAAATAGGGTCATTAGGGTCAAGTTGTGGATACTGACCTTCTTTAATAGGACCATCTACTTCTGGGTTGTAAAGCATTGTTTCTGGTTCTTTAAAGAACAGTGTACGAAGAGCAAGTTCGTTAATTTTTTCTAAGCCCTTGCCGTACTGCGAAGTTTTTTGTGCCCAACGGTTCATCAATGGCTGGTACTGAATAGAAAGTGCAACGCCAGATGTATTGGAGATAGGTTGAACTTGACCCAGTGCGGTTTCTGGGATGTTCATAATTTCGTGCATAGAACGCTTCAAGAGTTCAAGGTATGAAAGCGCACCTTGAATTCCTGCAGCACCTCCCTCAAGGTTGAAGACTTGAGCATCTTTTGGAAGACCGCCCCAAACCTTCTTAGCACCCTTTTCAAGATTAGAGGCTTTTGCACCAACAATAACTGTCACAGGGGAAGCGTGATAGTTAATGATGTCTGCAATGTCAGTTGATATTTCATTGTAGGAACGGTTTAGTGTGATGATGTCGTGTGCGTCTGCGAGACCCCACGGTGAACCTGAAACAGGAACATTAGGTATGTGCACCACTGGAATAAGTCCTAGTGGATTTGGACGAGAGTCAATCAATTCATCATTGATGTACTCTTCAATTGTGTCGTCCGTAAGAATTTCAGTGTAAGTAAATACTTGGCGTGTACCTTCTAGGGATGTACCCCAGAAACGATACTTCTGCTTAAAACGAAGAAGGCGTGTTCTATCGTGTGGGTGGAATTCAGGAAAACAAAAAGAAGAGTTCATTGGAAGAAGACGAACACGACCTGGATGATTTGCTCCTGATGAATCTTTCCATGCTTCTTCGTATGCAATTTTTACAAATACATCTCCAGTAATTCCACCTTGTTGTGCCATTTCAAGAAGTACACGCATTTTGTCGTTGTCTACTTCCCAAATACGCTCTAAGCGGTCTGGAACAATTGCTTCTGTTGCTTTAGGGGAACGATAATGAATACCCTTACCAAATACAAAGCGTGCTAAAAAGTCATTAAATGCACGGTAGTAGTTAACTGTAAGTTGCATTTCGCCAGACTCACGGCGATAACCCCAGTGGTGACCAAGATACATTGCCCAGTTAAGTGAGTAGCGATTAAGGCGTGGACCATGTACTTCAAATTCTTCGTCAGCAAGTTCAACTAAACCAAGTGGTGAAACCGAAATGGTTAAGTCTGATGATGCAGCCCTGTATGACGGAGGACTAAAGTCCATAAATGACATTACTTCTTGCCTTTATCCTTCTTTGAAGACTTCTTTTCTGTCTTATCTTTATTAATCTTACTTCTTTTTTCTAATTTTTCTCTTTCGTGTTTCTTTTTTGCAATACCCATTTTGCGGTCTGCTTCTGTGGTTTCGATAAAACGACCACCATGTTCTACATAAGTCTTATGAACCCAGTGCGATGCACCTGGGTTTGGATAGTTAGAGTACTTTGCCTTTGCTTGCGCAACAATCATTGCCCACATCTTAGGGTTGGCAGGTTTACTCGCCATACTATCTCCTCTCTATAACCCGATAAACCCCCACACTAATGTGGGGGCTATCAGATGTCTGCTTGAACTTAGTCGTTTACGACTGTTGCGGAAGTACGCTGAGTGCGTCCGCCTGAACGAGCAACTGTCTCAATTGTCTGAGCAGCGTAATCGTTGTGAGTTCCGTGTGCGAACTCGCCCAAGAATGTTGGTGCTTCTACCCATGCAGCAGAACCCACGTGGGCACGCTCTGCAAGTGTTTCAGCAGCAGGCTTCTCGAATACGTTTGCATTACGGTTAGGGCGTCCTGCTGCAGGAATGTAACCCTGCATCATGCCCTTCTGGAATTCGGTTGGGACATCTGTGTCTGTTGCGATTCCTTCTTCAAAACGAAGTGGACCGCGACGTGTTGCATTGTCAGCGCCCTTTAGTTCGTAGTTCTGGGGTGCACGCTCTGGAAATTGAGGTGCTGGTGAGATACTCATGTTTACTCCTTAAGGATAAATAGGAAGGCCATTCCAGGTAAAAGTTTCCTACCTTTTGACCTGATTATGTTGCTGAACTAGAAAAAAGGATTAGAAGAGGCCACTACTTCAGGCATAACTAAAGACTCTGTTAAACAACAGGCTATTGATAAAGAGTCTACAAAGTCATCGTGGGCATAGGCTTCATCAGGTGCGGCTACAAGAAAGTTAGGTCCTTTGTACTGTACTTCTGCATCCGTCATTTGTTGTACAAATCGCTTCCAGGTACGCAATCTGCGTGTTTTTGCATGGGCGGGCCAAGAAATCATTTCTCTTTGAATTAGAGCCTGTAAGTGTTTCCAACGCTTTGATTGTTCAGAAGAAGAAGATGTAAGGGCTGTTACTTCTGCTCTAGGAATAAGAAGTTTTAAACGTTGGGCAACTGCATCACCTACACCGTTAGCATCTACCCCAATTGCAAGAACATCGTAGTTTTCTAAAAAGTTTACGATTTGGAAGTATTGTTCTTCCCAATCATCTCCTTGAATTTCAAGCCAATTAAGTACTCGGTGTTCAAAGTAACCAAACTCATCAGGACGGTCCCAGTCAACCCACACTACAGTTACAACTGTACTGTCAGTCTTACGGGCAGGGTCAATACCAACAACTACTGGTGTCTTATGCCAAGACTTTACTAACTCAGAAGATGTGTCACCTAATTTATCCATAACATTGGATGTAACAAACATTCCTCGTTCAAGAAGCCATTTACAACAATAAGACATTTGAAACTCATCTGAGTCTTCACCAATACGAAGCATTTCTTTTCTAATGAACTTTTCGTAGTTGGCGTTAAACTTTGAAACTTCTTTCCAGTCCCATTGAAAATGATTCTGACGTGAACCACGACCTGTTTGACGTCGCTTGTTTAGTTGAATAGCACGATAGAAGTTGTTCTTACTTGTTGTAGGAGTTCCTGTCTTAACCATTGTTCCTGCGTAGTATGCAAGCATTGGAGAAATTGATTTAGATACTACAAAGTCATCTGCTTCTTGACACTCATCAATAACAATCAAATGGAAAGACTTAGATTCAATCTTTGCGCGAGGGTTTGCAGTCATCATCGTAATCGTAGAACCAGAATTCTTTAGTTTAATTTGACGAGTTACTCCACCAACACGTGCTGCAGAGTCATCAATTTCAGGGTCACCAAGAATTTCAACTGCACGCTCAGAGGTAAGTCGTGTAACAGCACGGCTAAACAAGGTTTCTACCTGTGACTCAGTGGGTGCAAATAACCCTACCCACAGACCATCTTTAAACTTTCCAAGCAAATCTGGATATAATTTTGCAAGACGTGGAAGTAGAACCATCAATGTGGCTACTGTATCCGCAACCGTTTCTGACTTACCTGACTGACGTGAAGCAAGTGCGGTTATTTCTTCACCATCATTAATAATTACTGATTCAATAATTCTGCGTGCTAAAGGTTTTTGATATGCGTGAAGGTCATGTCCTACAAGTACTTTAAGGAAGTCTAAAATTTTATCAATTAATTTTTCAACAAACTGTTGTGACAGTTCATCTAATTCTTCAATGATTTCTTCGGGGGCTAAGTTCTCTTCGTTTAGATAGAACTCAGGATTAATTTCCTCAAACTTATCGTCATCATAGGTATTCATTTGACTCCGTAAATAGCGAGACCCACTTGCGTGGGCCATCGCCTGACCAAGAGAGAGGTAAAGCAAGCAAAGCGTAACACATTAAGCACGACGTCTCAACTCTTTAGCGATTTCGTAAAAGGCTTCTGCACCCATTACTACCTCATCTAACATTTCTTCAGTCGGACTCTTTTGCCAAGCGGTAATACATTTGCCAATCGTGAACATTGAATGTTCCATCCACTGAATCAAGTCGGGCGTAGATATCTTCGACACTCTCTTCTGAATCCGTGTCTGGGGCTGGTGTCCATCCTGCTTCTTCCGTAAAATCCTCATACGTCACTTCCCGTGTTTCTAGTGCTACAGATAATGCTTCTTCTTCGGTTTTTAGGCCAGTCCAACGACCACACACTAGTGCTTTGAACTTAGGTAATCTTAGTATAAAAGGTTTAGAAGTTCTAAATGGTTCTTCAATCTCTTGAGTCCAACCACGAACAACTACTTTGCTGCCCCACTCATAGGGAAATTTAGTTACTTGAACGAATATTGGACCGATGTTATGCACCTTTGGCATTTGTTACCTTTTCTTAGACGCCGCCTTTTGAGCCGCAGTTTTGTACGTTGTTTTACTTTGCCCTTTGCCTTTACCCTTTAAGTGTATCTGAGAACCACGTGCAAAACGATAATATGCTTCTCTAGCAGACTGGGAGATATTAGAGTCATCTGCTGGACCACGTGGTTTAAAGTCAAGCATACGGTAAATAACTGCACCCTTAGAACGGTTAGCCTTAAATGCTGCCCACTCGTTTTCGTCTACTTCATAGTAATTGTAAAACGTTCCATCACGAAAAACTACAGTTAACTTCTCTTCATCTGCGTCATAACCAGCGGCTACTGTACGTGGGCGTTCTGGGTTTGTTGTAGATGTTGGAACTAAAGTCAAAGGTGCTGGAGAATCGTCTTCTTCATTCTGAGGTCCAAAATAACCTGGAACGCTTTCGTCTCCTGTAAGAGGGTTGTACTCAACAAACTGACGACCATAAGAAGTATCCATAGAACTGGGCAACCCAGCCAAGTTATTATAATCAGTTCTTTCATTGTCGAACAAAAAGAAGTCTAAACCTTGCGAATCATCTTCCATGCGGTTACGCATGTTTCTGAACTCTGCTGTAGACGCTGTTGTTGGAGCACCCGTAAATTCTTGCCCAAATACTTGGCGACTTAAATCACCCATTAACTCTTGAGCAGACGGCATAGAGCGTCGTTTACCACGACTACTCCTGCCGCCTGCTACACGAGCCATATTAATTGCCTAACTAATTAAGATGCTGCTGCAAATGGTGTAATTGTTACTGCTGCACCTGCTGAGATAGTGTTTGCACCTGCTGCAAGTGACTGAGTCTTGATAGTTCCAGCAACACCAGAAACAACGCCAGCAAGACCTGTTAGAGCCTGTACTGTAGTTGCTGTTCCAGTTACTGTGAATACGTTTGCGTTTGTAACAGCAAGAACTGTCCAAACTCCGTTTACGCCATCTCCACCAGAGACATCAGAAACTGTTACCTTGTTACCGACAGCAAAGCCGTGGCTTGCTGCTGTAATTGAGATAACTGCTGAACCTGCTGTACGGGCTGCTGCTGTTATAGTTTTACCGACGTTAGATGCTCCTGCTGCAGTTGTAGGAACAAGTGTTGCGTCCTTCATTGCATCAGTTGCAAGTGCTGTTGTAAGACCAATTACTGAAGGTACAAGAATGTAGTCAACTGAACCTGCTACATCTTCGCCTGCTGTATTTGGTGTATATTGTGGATAACCATTCCAACCTGAAAGAGCGTTGATGTGGTCATTTAATGTTGGGGCTAGACGACCCGCTACTCTTGTGGTGACTGATTCTGAAAGAGTTGCACTTGCTGCATCTGGACGTGCATCGTTTGGTTGAATAGGGAAGTTTCCCCATACGAAGTCAATAGCGACCTCGCCTGCGGTATCTAAAAGATTACCGTTGTTATTTACTGCCATGTTTTTTCCGCTTTCTCTAGAGAGGTGTTAATTTCCCCATGCGCTTAGGGGAACCTTACGAGTAAGTATCCAAGAATTATTGCTTAATGTCTGCGTTTATTCGTCACACTCGTGGTTGTCTAATTCATCTTGTAAAAGAACTTCTTCGCATTCTTTGCACTTAAAGAACCGAACATCATCTAACCCAGCATGTAAAGAATCTGAATGATGTTCTTCTACAGCCATTTCTGGCTTGGCTAAAACTTCGGGGGGAAAAGGACCTCTAGGGGTATGTGCAGAACTTGGGACTGAATGACCTTGGATAGCAAACTTACGAATCAGAGTCATTTTTTGTTGCGGGTTTCTTAGTCGAGTTTTTTGACGGTGTTGTAGTCGGTGTTGGTTCTGCCTCAAGCACGGGTTCATCAGGTGTACTTAAAATATTTTTAAAACCTTCTTCAATTGCAGACTTTAAGGCTTCAGTTGTTTTTAGTAATCCAGCCTTTTTTGCTTGCTCTAAAAACTTTGGCAAGTGGTTGTTGCAGTACAAAATTTGTGCACCTTCAGTAATTTGATAGATATAAAAAGCATCTTTTGTACAGTTAGCGCATTTCATTAACAATCCCACTTCCTTAGTGCCAGTGCTTTTCTAGTTGGTTTACCGTTGCGTTCCATTGGTCCTTCCATTCCGCCCATACGTGCGCAGAATGACTTACGACGTGATGCGTCTTTTGGAGAACGTGCCGCTCTTTCTCTGGAGACAGGTGCTTTTAAATTAGAACCAGGGTGTTCTCTCTCGTAAGATTTACGACCTGTTTCATTAAGGCCGCCTTTTTTGTTCTTACCTTCTTTACGTTGCCATGCTGCACTTGCCATT